TGGAAGAAAGACACATCTGCAGAAACACATTTAGTAAGTATAAAGGTAAAATAATGTTTGGATTATTAATGGGTAGAAAATTGATTTTTTCTGGTATAATAGCATTAATGGTTATAGGTGTTATAGGTTATTACTATTATCAGATGAACAGTAAGAATAATCAGATTATTCAATTACAAAATAAGGCAGTAGTTCAGAAAGTTAAAATAAATAATTTAAACACTAAAATAGTAACACAAAAAGTGCATACTAAAAATAAAATATTTGAGATGAGACAGTTACAGACAAAAAAGCAAATAACTAAGGATATAAATAATGGAAGTAAAAAACTTATCAATACTGATGTTAATAGCAGCATTGGTAGCCATATCATTTCTATTTAGTGGATGCAGCCAAACTCCTAGAGTAGTTGTGAAGACGGTATATGTACACACTAAATGCCCAAAACTACAGATACTGGACGTAAATACAACTAAGTTGGTTCCACTAAAATTAAACTATAAGGTAATAAAATGACAAATAATTTAAAAACTACAATTAATGGAAGTCAAGTACAATTACCTATAGAACAGTTTAAAAAATTGATCAGTAACTATGAAACTCTTAAAAGTGATAATATCAAATTGATAAAAGCAAATCATTATTTAAATACCGAAATTAAAAAGTATAATAGGGAGTTTACACATGACAAAGAGTGATGTAAAGTTACTAGGTAGATATTCGGTTATTGGCTTCTTTATGTACCTATCTTGGTTTATATTGCAACCTAGTTTTATAAAAGAGATTAAAGGGTTGGGCGATATTGGTATAGGTGCAATATACACTTCTGTACTAGGTAGTATAGCTTACATAGTTAAAACTAATTGGAGTACTAGTATCCCACCAGAAGGCGTAGTAAAATGACAGAACAGCAAGAAAAAGAGTTTCAGGAACATCGTGATACCCTAAACGAGCATTCAATGATGCTACACAGTATTGATCAAAGTATATTAAGTTTATCTGAAAATATAAAAGATCTGGTTGTAAGTGTAAAAGACATAACTACTAGTATTAATGACATAAAACTTATTAACCTAAGAATTGCTAATGTTGAAAGAGAAACTAAAGAAACATTTAAAAGAGCTTTTACACAGATAGATGAGTTTAAAATTATCTGTGGAGATTGTTCTAGTTATCGAGGAACTGTAAAAAATCTAGAAGAAGAATCTAAACTTGGCATTAGACCACAAACTTTGAAAAACCTATTAATTTATAGTACAGCTGCAATAGTAAGCTATGCTTGTTATCTAACTTTAACTCTACAACATGTACAAAACCGCAGTAATCTTTTAGATAATAAAGAAATGTTAATACTAAGTAGAGTGACTAAAACACTAGATAGAATAACTGATATACATTTATCTGTAGAAACAAAAAAGTAAAAATAATAAAAGGTAAAATACTATGAAATTCGTAGAAGCATATAATAGTATAATGGATTCAGAAGGCGGTTATGCAAATCTAACTGGTGACACTGGCGGAGAAACTTATAAAGGTATAGCTAGAAATTACCACCCTAAATGGCAAGGTTGGGAAATTATAGATAAGTACAAGTCAGAATATCCAGAAGATTTTAAAGAGTATTTAGCTAAAGATCATACTCTACAAAACTTAGTTGTACTATTTTATAAACAAAACTATTGGGACGTTTTTAATGGTGATGAACTCCCATTCCTGGTAGCTGAAGAGCTACTTGATCAAAGTGTAAATCAAGGTACTGGTATACTTGGTGGTAAACGATTACAAGAAGCGTTAAACTTATTAAATAGAAACGGTAAACTATTTTCTAAGTTAAGTGTAGATGGTATTGTAGGAAGCAATACACTAGAAGCAGTCAAAAAAGTAAATCAAAGAAGACTTATTAAGGTCCTTAACGGTTTACAGTTTATGCGATACTACGAACTAGATACTAAAAATCCTGCCAATAAAAGATTTGTAGGTTGGTTTGATAGATGTTAAATATACTTATAAATTTGAAAATAATTATATTTATGATATAATAGCAGTAATAAATAAATAAGAGGACTTAGCTAATGCTAAATAAAGATGTAGAACAAGCAAACCCTAAATTTAAAGTTAATAAAGCTAAGATTCTACGAGTATGTAAAAATGACTTTAAAAATGCAGATATGTTACGTCAAGACGTAAATGCGAAAGTTATGGAACGAAGACGTACTCTTAATGGAGAACCGTATGGTAATGAAGAAAAAGGTAAAAGTAGAATAGTTCCTAAAGTAGCTAAAAGACAACAAGTCTGGAACATACCTTCACTTAAAGAACCATTTGTAAGCACACCTAATTTGGTTAGGTTTAGTCCAATAACTGCTGATGATGTACAAGCTGCTAGGCAAAATGAGTTACTACTTAATACACAATTCTGTAGACAGTTTGATAGGTACAACTTCATAACTAAAGCATTAAAGGTATTAGAGACTGATGCTACAGTGTTTATACAAACTGGGTGGGAGTATGAAGAAGAAGAACGAGAACAAGAAGTAGAGGTAGTTGTAGTAGATGAAATGACTGGACAACAGCATGTAATGACTACCACAGAAAAAGTAATAGTACCTATAGTTAATAAGCCTACTGCTAGAGTTTGTAGAAGTGAAGATGTATTCCCAGACCCTACATGTGAAGATGACTTAGGTAAAGCACAATTTGTTGTGTATAGGTATGAGTCAGATTTAAGTACACTACGTAAAGATGGTAGATATAAAAACTTAGATGTGATACAACAAAACTTAACAAGTGCAGAGGAATTAGACCCTAGTTATATTAATCCAGATAAGACATGGTTCCAATTTGAAGATGCAGCTAGAAAGAAGATACTAGTGCATGAGTATTGGGGTAACTACGATATTAATGAAGATGGTATAGCTGAACCTATAGTATGTGTATGGGTAGAGAATACTATAATTAGATTAGAAGATAATCCATATCCAGATAAAAAGATACCATTCCTTAGTTGTGCAGCAGATAGTGTACCATTCAAGTTATTCGGCGAAAATGACATAGATAATATAGAAGATCAACAAAAAGTAATCACAGCAGTTACTAGAGGTATTATAAATAATATGGCAGCTAGTAATAATGGACAAGTGGGTATTCGCAAAGGTGCATTAGATCCAGTACAGAAAAAACGTATGCTAGATGGTAAAAACTTTGAGTTTAATGGCACTCCTAACGATATATGGCAAGGCGGATATAATCAGATACCTGGTAGTGCATTTAATATGCTACAGCTAATGAATGGTGAAGTAGATAGTTTAACTGGTGTTAAAGGCTTCAGTGGAGGTATTAGCGGGGGTAGTCTAGGTCCTAGTGCTACAGCAGCTAGAGGTGTAATGGATGCCACAGCTGTTAGAAGACTAGATAAAGTTAGAAATGTAGCAGAGAATTTGATTAAGCCATTGATTAGAAAGTGGATGGATTACAATACTGAATTTCTTAGCGATGAAGAGATAATTAGGACTACAGATAATGAACATATAGCTATACGTAAAAGTGAATTACAGGGGAGATTAGATGTAGATATAGAAGTTAGTACACCTGAAGATGATACAGCGAAAAGAAGTGAATTAGGCTTTTTACTGCAAACGATGGGACCTAGTTTACCGTTTGATATGACTAAACTGATACTTGCTGAACTAGCTAGATTGAATAGAATGCCTAAGCTAGAAAAAGATATTAGAACATATACTCCTCAACCTAATCAACAAGAAGAAGAGATTAAACAGTTACAAGCTAAAAAACTACAAGTTGATATAGCTCAAACTAAAGCTGAGATACAGAAAATATTTACTGAAAGTGTAGCAACTAAAACAAGTAATATGAATAGAAGCGATGCTCAAGCAGACTTAGCCAGAGCACAAGCAGAGCTAGCTGTAGCACAAGCTAAATTAATAGAAAGCAAAAAAGATACCGAAGATCTTAACTTTATTAAGAATGATAACCAAACTAATGAGCAGTTTCAATTAGAAAAGTTGAGAATGCAACAACAACATAATGCAGAAATGGAAGAACTTAAAGCGAAGATGAATTTAATACAGATGCAATACCAACATGATGCAGGAGATAAGCAGATTGGTGTGATGCAATGATTAAAATGATAATAGGAGCGATACAATGAGTATATTAGATACTGCGAAGTATATAGAATTAGGTAAACAGGCTGAAGCTAAAACACTAGTTAACAATGCAGTTGCTGCAGTTGCACCACATATCGAAAAAGAGGCAATTAGACGTGCAGCTCCAGTAATAGCTTATGATGCACTTTCTCGCTATGCTCCAGCTATTCAGGAACAGACAGCAAACACAGTACTAGCTAAGCTAGGAATACACCCTGGGTATAACGCACCTGAAGGGTTGTCAACACAACTACTAAAAGGATAAGAGATGATGGGACAAGGATTAAGTGCTATAGGTAACGAACCGCAAGAAGCACCAAGTACAGAACAAGGTGAGACAGGTGCTCAAGAACAACAAGAACCACAGGGTATAACTGTAGAAGATGTAGTCAAGGCTTTATTAGCAGGTATTAACCCAGAAGAGTTAATAAAAAAAGGTGTACCTGCGGAGTTAATTAAGCAAGCAATTCAATTGATTCAACAACATGCACAAAGGCAAGCTGCACAACAACAGGGTCAAGGACAACCTCAACCACAGGGACTAAGTGCTACCGGAATGCAGTAGCTTAAAGTTCCCTTAAGCTGATAACCTGTATAATAGCAATAACGAATACTATTCGTAAATAATTAACCGTAAAGGAATTATATCAATGGATGTAATAAATCAAGAGCAAACAGCAAACAAGCCTTTAACATACTGGGCTGAACAAGCGGAAGCATTAGCTAGATTAGAAAATAATGCAGATTTTCAGAAAGTTATTAAAGAAGGCTACTTTAAAGATAGAGCAGTTAATGGTGTTAGTCTACTAGCAGTTGACCAAATTAAGAATGGTGGAAAGAGAACAGATGTAATGGAAAGCTTAATCGCAATCAGTACATTAGAAGATCACTTTCAGACTATTTATGCAATGGGTAAAGCTATCAAAGAAGAGGCTGAAGAAGACTACGAAGATGTAGAAGTAGAGGGGTAATAGATGGCATATACTGAAGAAGAATTGTTCGATATGGACGACTCTCAGTTAGCTGAAGCTATGGCAGAAGAACGAGCTGCTATGGAGTCACCCGAACCTGAGTACGAAGAAGAAACTGAGCCTGAGCCAGAAGTGGTTGAAGAACAAGAGCCAAAAGAAGAAGAAGAAGAAGTGGAACAACCTGAAGAGGAATCCGCAGAGCCTGAAGAAGGCCATGACAGTGAAACGCCTGATGAAGAAGAAGAGCCTACTACTGAAGAAGTAGAAGATAACTCAGAGAATGATGAAGACGAAGTAACAAAACCTAAAGCTGAAGAGCAAGTAGAGCCTAAAAAGTATAAGTATAAAGCAAATGGACAGGAATTTGAATTCACCGAAGATGAGGTACTAAGTCAATTTGGTAAAGTATTCGGACAGTCCATGAACTATACTAAGAAAATGCAAGCTATTGCTCCGTATCGTAAAATGATTAGTGCTTTAGAAGAAGAGAAATTAACTGAAGATGATATGAATCTTATGATTGATGCTCTTAAAGGTAACAAGGACGCTATTACTTCACTAGTCAAGCGAGCAGACGTTGATGTACTCGATTTAGACCTAGAGAAAGAAAGTGACTATGTACCAAACAGTTATGGACGTGCAGAGAGTGAACTAAAAGTTCAGGAGGTAATTGATGAAATTGCTGCTGACAAAGAGTTCCCTATTACTCAGCATGTGGTAGCGGACCAGTGGGATGACCAAAGTCGTGATGTATTTGCACAAAACCCAGAACTCATTAAAGAGTTACATGTAGATGTTGTGAATGGTACATTTGATAAGGTTAGTCCTATGGCTATGAAGATGAAAGTATTAGATGGTGGTCGTAGATCAGACATTGATTACTACATTGAAGCTGGTAAGCAATACCATATGAATGCCCGTGCTGCGGAACTACAACAAATTGAGGTGCAACAAGAGCAACAACGACTTGAACAAGTTAAAGCTAAACAGCAAGAACGCGAACAAGTTAAACAAGTTGCTCCTAAACGCAAAGCTGCAACAATACCTCGTAAGAGGGTGAGCACACCCAAAGTGACTGACTACTTAGATGATAATGATGAGTCATTTGATGAATGGTATAAAGCACTTCAGGAGAACATGTAATATGTTACTCCAGATAAATAAGGATTAAAAAATGGCAAACGGAACACAGGTATATGGCAACGGAACTAATAGTTCTCAAGGTGCTAACACAATAACACATTATTATGACAAAGCCGGTATTAAAGCGGCAAACAGAGTAAATATTTACTCACAGTGGACTTCTCGTAAATCTATGCCTAAAAATTTAGGTAAAACATTTAAGATTAGTAAGTTTATGCATATGTACGATCGTTCACTTAATAATTCAGAATTTGCTGCAAAAGGTTATTTATCTGGTAGAGACTTAACAGAGGTACAAACACTACTTGCTGCAACTGATGGAACAGGTGCTTCACTTGCTGAAGGTTCTGGTGCAACTAATGAACGTACACTACAAAAAGTTACAGTTGATGCTACACTTTCTCGTTATGGTGAAATGATTACATATACTGATGAAGTAGAGTTATTTTCTGAAGATGTAATGCAAGTACGCTATCGTGAAGAGCTAGGTGAATTAGCTAACAGTAGATTTGAAGATCTAGTACAGTTAGATATGCTTGCTACTCCAACTAAAATGTATTCAGGTACTGCTACATCAATGGCTACAATTGGTGCAGGTACTGCTGCTGATGGTTCAACTGATGATGTGTGGAAAATTAGCTATGACTTAGTACGTAAAGCTGTACGTAGATTGGTTCGAAATAGAGCTAAGAAAAACACACAAATTGTTACAGGTTCAACTAAAATTGGTACTACTCCAGTTTCTGCTGCATACTATGCAATTATAGATGCTGATGTTAAAGCTGATTTAGAAACACTTACTCGCGGTACTGGTTACGCTACTGAGTTTGTATATGTTCCACTTAGTAAGTATGGTTCTGCTGATACTGCTGCACAAGGTGAAGTTGGTGCAATGCAAGAAGTTAGATTTATTGAATCAGAAGCTGCACTAGTTAGCTACGGTAAAGGTGCTGCACTTCCAACTAGTTATACTGGTACACTTGCTAATAACGGTTCAAACTTTGATGTTCACTCTATATTGTTTCCTACTGAGAATTCATTTGCAACTGTAGGTCTTAAAGGTATGGGTCGTATTAAGTTTAACGCTAAAGCCCCAGCTGATGTTGATTTGACTAATCCATATGGAACTAAAGGATTCTTTTCTTATTCATTCTTTTATGCTGGATTAATTCTCCAACCTGAAAAACT